AGGAAGCATTTAGATGATAAAAGAATATATACTAATATTATTTTTTACAATATCTCCAATCAATGAGGAACCAAGATACTATGAGATTATTAATTTGCTTGGACAAGATATGACATGTCAGTTAATTGATAAAGATATAAGTTTATATTCTGTATCTAATGAAAGTTTTTCAGTAGAAAGTCAATGTATTGCATTCATCAGTAGTAAACCAAATAAAGAAAAAAGAAGAGTCTATGATAATTATGGTAAATATCGTGGAACACTAGAGTCATCTGGAAAATATTATGACTCTTATGGCAAATTATTAGGTACAGTAGATAAAAAAGGCAGAGTCTTTAGTCCTTATGGTAAATACAAAGGAAGTGTTTATGAAGGATTGTTTAAATAATTTTTATATCTAAGATAATAATCCCTACCAAAAAAGTAGGGATTATTTTTTGGGGAAGGAAAAAAATAACAAATTGTGTTACTTTCTTTAAATTGTACTTTCTATAAAAAAAATGTCAAGAATCTGAATCTTTCTTTTTTGGTAACAATCCTGCTAAAGTTGACAATCTAGTTGTTTCATCTAGACCTTTATCAGTTAACATTAGACAATCTTTATGCTCTACAATCATATTTAAGGACTTCAGAGAGGTAATTATCTCATCAATAGGTTCTTTACTACCCAAGACTTGAATTAAGCCCCCAAGCCTCTGAGATTGGCTTTTAGAAAGAAGTGATTGTTTTTTTCTTTTAACCATTTCACTTTTTCATATTTTCCCTAGCAACACCTTTAGTTTTTTCCCAACTTCGTAGACCTCCCATTCCTAATAAAGCAATGGTCAATGAAATAAGCTCACCAGTATCTACAAAGTTTGGCATGTTTAACTCTGGAACAAATAAATGAGTAAACCAAGTTAATAAAGGTAGAATAAAAAAATTTACAAATAAACCAATAGCACATACCCACATAATTGCTGGTCTTGCTCCTGCTACGAACATACTTGGATGTTTTGCCGCCTCTGTATTTGCTTTTGCTTGTTCTTTTGAAAGTTCATGCGCATGTTTCTCGCTCATAGTAGCAATTTCATGGGCTAATTTTGCTTTCTGGTCTTTGTCTTCTATAAATTTATCTAGTAACCCAGTAACTGGGCCAATTAGTGCTGTAAGCATTATATTACCAATCCTTTCTCATAACCTTTTTCTTTTGTATATGTTAAAACTTCTTTTCTATTATCCCCACTTTTTAATGAAACATGAACCCAACCACTATTCATATCTCCTTTCTTATAACACTCAAGAATTACTTGGTCGAATTCAAAATGATTAATAACCATTTCTGCCAAGTTAAGAGTTGACATTCCAAATGCCTCAATATCAACTGCTTCTCCTTTACAATGTTGACTTTTCTGAGATGAACCGATTGAAACAGATAACTCTGGACATCTGTATCCAGAAGTAATCACTATTGGTTTATCAATCTTTTCTCTTAGTGGTTCAAGTATCTGTGTTGCTATAAATGAAAGTTTTGGAATAATATCTTGAGGAGGAGTATTATCTATTCCTAATCTTTCTGCAGTTTGTGATTTTGTAAATTCATTTAAAGTAAAATGTTTTGTTAATTGCATATCTATCTCCACCACTTAGAGTAAACACCCATAGATATTAAACCAAGAGTGAATACAACAAGTGCTTTTATAATTGTTTCTGTTGCTGTTCTTTTTACTGAACGATAACTTTCTATTAAAGTTCTTAAATCATGTATATCTTTTCCAGCATCTTTATCTTCAAGACCTACTTTTGCTAATGCTCTTTTTGCACCTTCTTCTGATGCTACTCGTAACATAATCATAAGTTTGGGGTCTTCTCTTACTATTACTTCTAATTTATCCTTGTTCATAATGCCTCCGTGCAACTAAAACTAAATCCATAAACAGATGCTCTATCTGTATCCCATCCTATATCATTGGTATCTAATCTCCAAACACCAAGACAATTATTTATACTACAAGAAGTAGAAGTTGTAATAGCAACTTTTAATGCTGGTTCTATTTGTATCGTTGCTGTTCCAGATGCACTTGCATCTACATTTTCAACTATCATGTGTAATTTACTACTACTTCCAGACCCAAATTGTATATAATCTCCTTTTACTAAAGCACTAGATTGAGAATTTGTTAAACCACTTACTGGAATATCATAAGCTCCTACAGCTGTATTACTTGCTATTGTTAATGAAGATTGACTTGCATTTCCTCTTTTAGTTTTAGCATCTGGGTCACCCATTAAAAAAGTTCCTCGCATTCCATGTAATTGCATAAAAAAAGTTTGATATTCTGAAGCTGTTGCTCTTTTCATTGGTGCAAGAGTAATTGTAGATGACCATAATGCAAAGCTATGCTCATATACTTGTTGTTGTCCAGTAAATGGTGATTGTGACATTCCAACAACTCGTTGTAAATTAAAATTACTTCTTGTGATACCAGTTGTTGTTGGTAATGTTAATGGAAATGTTGGGAATGCCATATCTTCTATCTCCTATCTGGTAAATGCCGCACCAAAAGTTCCACCTCTTAAACGACTATCTGCAACTGCCTGTAATGTTTCTTGTTTTATTGCTGGAAGCATATTTAATACTTCTGCTCGTACAGTTTGCGAAACTCCTGTTGTTATATTAATATTCTGATTAATTACTGTTTCTTGTCCACCTAAAGATTTCATATTATGGTTAGGTACAATTTTACCACCAGAATTTGGAACAAATATCTCTGGCCCTCTTTCACCTACCATTACTGCTCTACTAGGTGATACAGTTCCACCACCTGCTCTACCAGCCATCATGAATGATGAAGTTCCACCAAGATTACCTAACCCACCAGTAGTACCAGCGGCAAGACTCCCAGCAAGACCACCTATTGGTGCTGATGCACCACCAGTAGCTGGGGCTAATGCTAAACCACCAAAAGAGAATAATGGACCAAGTAAACTTAAAGGGTTAAATCCTCCTCCACCTCCTCGTGAACCACCCATACCTCCCATAGCACCACCAAAGATATTTGACATTAATGGACCAATAACTTTTAATCTAAGGAATTCTGCAATCATTTGATTAACAACTTGCTTTGTAATATTACCTAAACTTTCCATAAGATTCTTTCCATCTGTAATAGAATCAGCAATAGCTTGAGATATACTAGCTGATGCTCTATCAAATATTTGTGTTATCTCTTGCATTAATGGGTCAAGTTGTTTAAGTTCCTCTTTCAATATAACTAATGCTTCTTGAACTTTTGGCACATCTTCCTCAGCAACATTGTTAAGTGCTTCTTCAAATATCAAAATTTGTTCATTTAATTTTTCTTGCTCTGTTTTATTACCTTCAATAATACTTTCAGCATCTGACATAATGTCATTGTTTTTTTCTTGCACACTTTCTATTTCTTTCATTACATCAAATTTTTCTCTAAGTTGAGCAACCATATCAGTTTGAGTAATTCCTGTTTGTATTAATAATTGTTGAAATTCTTTTTCATCTTCATTTCGTATTTTTGATAATGCTATTTGATTATCCATACTTCTCATTTCTGCATTAAAAGTATCAACTAATTTAGAAGGCTCACCTTCTAATCCTCTATTTGGTGCCAACATAGCTTCTACTGGAGATTTAGGAGATTTAGTATCCATAAATGAGGGAACACCTTGAGTTCTTATTTCTTCATTTATTTTGTTAATCGTTGTAAGGAATTGTCTGCCCTCTTTATCTGCATCACCCATTGCTGTTTGTACACCTTTTATTGCTAACCCCAAAGCGACTGCTCCACCAACTGCAATTTTCAGTTGTTTTGGCATGACAGCTAATAATGCTAACAATCCTGCATTCTTTCCTAGTTTAGCTAAAGCAACAAATAAATCTTTTAATATTTTGATAGCAACTAATCCACCTATTGCTTTCATAAGAGTTTTAAATTCTTCTAAATTTTCATTAATAAATATTAGACCTTCAACAGCTTTTTGTATGGCTTCTGCAAGACCAATACCTATACTTTTTCCTAATTCATCAATACTTTCCTTATTGTCCTCAAGAAATCTATTCAAATCATCAAATTGTTGTTTTACTGTTCCAAAGAATTTCTCATCAGATATTAGTCGTTGAAAAGAGAATATTTTATCCCCAATCATTGATAGAGTTCCTGTAAGAGTTTGGGCTAACTCATCTGTCATTTTTGCAAATTTACCATCACCAGTAAATGCTTCCTCAAAGACTCTAACTGTTTCTTCAACTGATACTGAAGCGCCCTTTTCAAAACCTAACATGCCTGCTAGACCTCGTTCTTTAAACATCTCTGCTGAAGCTATACCAGCACTAAATGCTCTTTGAATTTGCATAGATGCTTCTGCGAAACCTAATCCAGATAAAGCCGCAGCATTACCAGTTATTTGAAGTAATTTAGAAAGGTGGTCAGCATCATTTGCAACTGCCGCCAAACTTCCAGAACCTCTTTGTATTTCTTGAAGACTAAATGGAACTTTACTAGCAAATGTTGCCATATTATCAAATGCTTTATTACCTTCTTCAATAGAGCCAAACATTGACCTAAAACGAACTTGAAGATTTTCTACCTCAGAACCGACATCAACAATTTTTTTTATTGCAACAGCTCCAAAAGCACCAGCAATAGCACCACCAACTAAAGCTGTTCGTTTGATTGCTTTACCTAATGAAGCATCAAACTTCTTAAATGAATCAGCCATTCTGCCAGAAGTTTGTGCTGTAGTTCTTTGTATTTTATTGAGCTCAGATTCAAGTTGCTTTGTATCAGCTTTAATCTTTACCAGAAGTGTATCTACTGTTGTATTAACCATTAATCTGGATACCTTTCCATCATATCTTTAAGTTCACTCGTGGTAAGTGGAGTTTTTGATTGGTCTGTGTTGAACTCTTTAAATCCTTCCAAAGCAGAGTAAAATTCAATTATTGACATATTCCAAAAATCCTCTGGAGATAGACCCACAATACCTAAACCTATTTCCATAAGTCTTTTCCAATCTATGTCTTTGTTTTCTCCTCTGCTTGTTCGTTTCCCACATTCTCTTGTCCACTTGTTAAAGCAACTGTTAGTATTTCGCCAGCAACTCTCATGCCCTCTATAAGACCAGCTTCCCATACCATTTTGGAAACATCTTTAGGATCATAATTATTACCAGCACCTTTTAAAGCAGGTTGGATTACATTTACTATTTCAGTAATTGTAGCCTTTCCCTCACTTAACTTTTGTGCTGTCTGCACAACTGAACTTCCATTAGCATTTTCTATACGAATTAACGCATCAATCGTTAGTCTTGCTTTTAGAAGTTCGTTCCCCAGTTTTATCTGAAGCTCCCCCTTTTGTGGATTTACCATCTAGTTCTCCTTTTATAATTAAGTTTTCATTTCTGTTACCAACATTCTCAACTGAGATTGCTTTAATTTTATTATCATTAACACTAAAAATATCGTTTACTTTAATGTTTAATTCAAAAGGCACATCAAATATAAGTTGTTCTTGGTCGACCCAACCAGACATTGTTTTACCTTTATGTTCTATTTGCCATTGTACCCAAGCCATATTGACCTACACAGTAGCAAATGTGATTGCACCAGAACTTTCAAATGTGAAAGAATAGGTAACCTCACCATTAAACTCACCAGCATATTCCAATGAGGTTAATTGAAAAGCACCAGTATAAGTGCCAAAATCTGGAACAAGAAATTGATAGTTAGTTAAAGTACTACTATCAAACTTTCCTTCTAATGTTGCTTCAGATGCAGAATCTAAAAAGACCCCACTTCCAGAAACAGTCATTGAGTTGACACCAGCTTGAGCCAAGAGAGTTCTTGCTCTACTTGAATCCTTGTTAGTGATATCAACTATTTCATCATTCATTGATATAGATGTGGAACGCATACCAGCAATCGTGGTAAAAGTTTCTGGTGAACCAGAGTTCCCAATCTTCATCAATAATGCACTACCTTTTTGAGCCGCCATAATTTATCTCCTTTCTAGCTGTCAAAAACAACGACACGAAATCTCATAACTCCATGTCTGGTTAAACCATCATCATCTAATAATATAGTAAAAAATTCATTACGACAATTAGCAAATGATGCTCCACTTACACTTATAGCACTATTATGCAATAAAGTATATATTCTCTCTGCTATTTCCTTTATTTCTTTACTTCCACGATATCTGCTCCAAATATGAATGGTTTGTGTAAATTCTTGTCCATCTTTATCTTTCACACCACCATCAATAGTGGTTTCATCACCTATTTCAATATAAGGATAAGCACTACCTTGTGGCACTTCATCATAAATACGATTATTACCAACTAATCCATCTAGGGTTGAGTCATTGTTAAGAGTATTAAATATTGATATTTGTGTTTGTTTTGAATGTAAACTCATTTTGTTTTTCCTTTTGTAGTTGCAAACAATCTACGAATCTTTGGTTTATTCTCCTCCAATGCTGGAAACATAAAAGGTCTAGCTTTCATTTTTTGTGTACCAAATTCTAAAAATATAGAATATTTGGCTCTTGATTCTACTTCAGCTACCATACCACCTTCTGTTATTTTTAAAGCAATATTACTAGCTAAAAAACCAGTATCAGATGCTGGTGGTTGACCTGCGGCACTACTTCTATGAGTTCTTCTAGGATTATATTTTTCATAAACTTTACCAGATTTTCCACCACTCATAATAGATTGCACAGCTGTATTTCTTACTAGATTTCCAGCAATGTTCATTTTATTTTTTATTTGTTTTCTCAAAGAGTTTCCATAATTTTTATATCCTCTAGGATTGAGAGATTTTACATCTATTTTTACACCCATTATGTTGCTACTCCTTCTTCAGCAATAACTGTTTGATATTTATCAATATCATATTTCTTTTGTATAGATAGTATCCTAAAATTTTTAGAATCATAATTTAATCTATCATCTACAGTTAAATTAGAATTATATCTCAAGGTAAATTTATATCTTTGCCTTGATTCAATTTGCCCACCCTCTACCCTTTCATTTCCTACCATAGGTTCAACAGAACCCCACACACTAACAGTAGTAGAAAATGAATGGGCATTTCCACCCATTCCGTCTGCAACTCTGGCTATTGTTTGGATATTTATGCGATGTCGCATTTTACCAACAGGCATTAGTACCCTCCAGAATTAGAAAATGGATTGTTTGAGAAACTTAATACTCTATAAGGTTGATATAATTGTTTTGCTAAGATAGGAAAGTTTGCTAGATTAGGTTCTACCTCTCCTCTATGTTCGTATAAATAGGTAATGTGTTCTCTCATACCTACTTTTATTGCTTGTGGTACATCAGAAGTAGCAGAGCCATATCCTGCAACATAAGTAATTTCAATAGCATTTGCCACCCTTAAATCTGTAGGCCATGTTTCACCATCTCTTAATACAATTCGCCCTGGATTTCTCTGTGTATCTACATAATATTTAGAAGAAGCAAAGGTTGACTCTGTATCATCATCTGTAAAGGTTTTTACCGAGGTTACAGAGGAAAGTGGGGGTCTTGCTAGGGGTATATACCTTTTATAGAAATTCATGTATGGGGCTTGATATAAGCCTTCCTTGATAGGAACTTGGTCTTCAATAAAACCATCTAAAGAAAGTTTATAGGTTGTATTAATTAATGTTCTACCTGTATATTCTTCTGCAAAATCTCTTGCCGCACCAATTAAAGTATTAATTAATGCATCCTCATCACTTGTATCTATACGAAGAAAGGATTTAGCTTCTGCAAGTGTAATAGGAGTTGCACTTGGTGCTGTTGTAACACTTAACCCTGCCATTTTTTATAGCCCCATCTATTTTCAGATAAATCCCATATTCTTTTTGTTTGTCTAGGAATTTTGACTAAAAAATTAGAAAACTTTATTATGTTTTTAGTAAGCATCATCTCTCATACTCCTTCACATCTTTATTGCTTGGAAAGTCATTCATTTTTGCAATAACATCAATAGAACCATCTTTTTTATAAGTATTAACAAAAAGTTCTTTAAGTTTTGTTAAAGAACTACACCCATCTATGGCTGTGCATATCTCATCGGCTTTTGTTCGTACATTTGACCTAAAGGTAGAAACTGCACTTGGAATAGTTTTTTTATTATCTTCCACATATCTCCAAACCATCCAATCTGTAGGAGATAATAATGCTTTCGCTGTTTTCTTAATTTGTTCCTTATAAATCGTCTTTAAACCTTTTGTAACAACCTGTTCACCATTTTTATCTAATAATGGTTCGCCTTTTTCATCAACTTCATTTGTATCGGTTATTTTTTTATTTTTAAGTGTTATTTTTTCTGTAACTGTTCCTGCTTTATCATCAACTGTGTAAGAAACAGCACCTTGACTTTCAAATCGTGTATCTGGTTGTGAACTTGAAATAAATTGGTAAACACCTATTTTTTTTAATTCATCTTTTTTCCAATGTATAAAAATCTCTTTTGGATGTGCAGTATCATTAATGACCACTGCTTTTGGACTTGATACTAATTGTATTACTTTACTTGCTTTTACGATTGCCCACATTTATAACTCCTTAATTTTATATAACATATTTATTCAATTCTATCTAGCAGTAACTGGGTTTGTGCCATCACCTACAAATGGGTGTTCAGCAAATGCCATATAAATATATGTATTACCACTATTGTTTAGCCAAGCTGCATTACTTCTCCATTTCCAACCATTAGATAATATATCAAGTGTTGATGTTCCACCTTCAGCAGTAGTTCCATTTGGAAATAATGCTTGATTTGTACTTGGATTAATTGGACTTCTTTTTGTATCCCATATTTGCCAATCATAACTACTAGTACCTATTTCTTTTACCATAATCCAAGCTGGTCTGAATCCTGTATACACATATGTGCCATCTGCATTGCCATTTCCAGTATATTTTCCAAATTTACTAAACCCATCAACCTCTGCAAAACAATAACTAACAAATGTTGCAGAATCTGATCCAGAGGCATTAGATGAAAAAACACTAGAAGTAGGTTCTGTATTTGCAAAATCACTACCATTTTGTTGAGCATCTGTATTGTTTAAATGTAAATAATCACCATTACCACTTAATGAATGATGGTAAGTAAACCAGTTACTTGTTGTATCTAATCTTTTTTGAATTATAAATCCTGGTTTTACACCTAGTCCATGTCCAATAGTTTTTGTTCCAGCACCAGTATTTGTCCAAGTTTGTATAGAAAATTTTGCAGTATCATTTACTTGTAAAGTACAAGTCACATTTCCATCACTATTTGAACTTGTCGTTCCTCCATTTGCTACCCAGTTCCAGCTAACAAAAGAATCACCACTATTATTAACACTTGTGCCATCTTCTATTGAAAATCCACCCTTTAAAAATTTTTGTAATGTATCAGCATTAGTAAATTCTTCATCAGTAGAGTTTGAACGAAGTTCTTTTTGTTTACCTCTATTTGAGTCAAATAAATTATGATTTTTAGTAGCATCTCTATCTTTAATCCAAGTTAAACCAGCTATGCCTTTGGCTGTTTCTGGCATATTCT